CCGCTCATTCGCCGCGCCTCAGCGATCCGCCGTCATTTCCCCCCGCCCGCACGGGATAGGAGGCCAGCCAGTCATCCCCCGGGATATGCGGAAAGCCACGGAAATTGGCGAAATTGCCGAACTTCGCGCGGCAGGTCTCGGCCATGCGGTCGCAGCCTGCCACCAGCCGCAGCAGATCGCCCGCCGCAGGCAGGACGGGCAGTTCCTGCCACAATTCCAGAAGCCGCACATCCCCCGCGCTGCGGTCCGACTTGATCCGCCCCGAAAGCCCCGCCGCCGCCCCCCCGCGCAACAGGACCGACCCTTGCGTATACCATCCCGCCGGACGGCCCAGCGCCGACACCGTCAGCATCCGCCCCTCGCGGATCGCCAGAACCCCGACCTCGTCGGACAGCGGCGCGAGGTCCACCTTGCAGGCCCCATCGCCGAGGCTCGCCGCGCACATGGGCTGGAAGACCCTGCCCTGCGGGCGGTTCAGCCGCTCCGCCATCCCCCGCAATTCGGCACGGAAAGCCCCGCCGCCCAGCGTCACCTCGCCGATCGTGCCGCGAAACAAGAGCAGCCTCTCCTCAGTCTCGGCCCAGTTGACCAGCCAGCAGCGCACCTCGGCCCCGTCATAGCGGCCCGCCTTCAGGTCAACCTCCGTCACCGCCTCGTCCGACAGGATGCTCAGCGCTTCGGAGTTGTCGACCGCAAGCCCCGTCGTCTGCGCCACCGCCCGCGCCGTCATGCCCGCCGCCGCGCGGAACAGCGTTCCCTCGAAGGAAAGGTCGCGGTCATGGTCGGTGAAGCCCAGACGCAGCCCGTCTGTCCGGTCCAGCGCCCAGCACCGGCAGGTCGTCGCAGCGCCCGTGGCCAGATGTTCCAGAAGCGTCACAGCCGCACCTCCACCACCGGAACGTCCGGCACCTCGCCCGCCGCGAAAGAGGCGACAGAAACGGCGATCCGGTCCGTGTCGAACCGCACGGGCACATCGAATTCGAACCCCGCCGACACCGGAACCCCGCGATCAGGCGGCACGAGGAAGGTGATCTCGCCCCGCGCCGTATCGACCGTCCAGTCGAGCGTTTCGATCTTCGCCTCGCCCGCCAGCCCGACCACCACCGTGCCCGCCACGGGCTTCAGGATCGGGCGCAGATAGGGCGCGGGCCCCGCCTCGTAGCGCTTGACCAGCGGCCAGACCGTCCGCGTCCCGTCCCCCTCGCCCAGAAGCTGGTCATCGACCGTAACGGGCTGCGATGGCTGGCCCGACTTGTAATCCGCCCAGTCCTTCCAGCGGAAACCGTGCAACTGGCCCCGCCGCGCCTCGAAAAAGGCCGTCAGCGCCTGCAGGTCGTCCAGACTTCGCAGCCCCATCCCCGCATCATACCGCCGGCGCGAATGCGCCCAGGGGGTGTTGCGCTCCTCGTGCCCGTTGGCCAGCGTCACGATCTCCGTGCGCCGTTCGGGCCCGCCCACCGAACCGAAGCTCAGGTTGGCGGGAAACCGCACCTCGTGAAATGCCATGCGTCCCTCCTCACCGGTTCCGCTGGCCGCGCGACAGCGCGCGCGCCGCCTGTGCCGCGATCTGGCTCTGGCTGCGCTGGAAGCCCTGCACGTCAGGCGTGGTGATGTTCATCACCACCGTCACCGCCCGCCCGCCCCCGCCCGCCTGCACGCCCAGACGCCCGTCGGGGCCGCGTGCCAGCGGCAGGATCGCCTCCGGACCCGCCTCGCCCATCAACCCCGTCCCCCCCTTCATGCCGAAAAGCGTGGGCTGCGCGACGACGCCCCCCTTGGCAAAGGGCATCACCCGACCGGAGGAGAAGGCCCCGCCCGCCGCAAAGGGCATGACCTGCCCGAACAGCGCGTTGATCCCCCCGAACAGCGCCCCGCCGATGGCCTGCTGCACGGGCCGCATCGCCGCATTATAGACGGATTGCGACAGCGCCTGCCCCACCTGCCGCAAGGCATCCGACGCGCGCATCCCGTCGAACACCACCCCGTCGAAGGCCCGCTTCAGGCTCGACCCGAAACTGTTGCCCAGGTTTCGCGCCTCGCGTCCGGTAAAGAGCAGCGTCTCGCCCACCTGCGCCAGTTCCGCCTCGAAACTCGCGGTCATGCCCGCCGCCGCCCCCATCCGCGCCTCGAGCGCGGCGATCTGGTCCTCAAGCCTGTCGATCTCGGTCATCGCTCACCCCCTGCCTGTCCGGAAAGGCGGCGGCCAGTTCCATCAGCCGCGCCCGTGTGAGGGGAGGTGCCGCCTGCACCTCTCCCAGCATCATCCGCAATTCGACCGGCGTCAGTTGCCAGAAGTCGCGCGGCAATAGGCCAAGCCCCTGCGGCGCAGGCCCAAGCCCGCGCTGCATCAGCCCCCGCCAGTCGATGGCCACCGCCATCTCAGTCCCCCGGCAGGGCAAAGGCGCGCACCAGCAACGCCGCCGCCACCCGCGCCGCGCCCACCGGACCGCCGCCGATATCCGCCGTGCGCAGATCCGCCGCCGTGCCCTGCCAGCCCCCGCCGCGCAGCCCCGCCACGACGACTGCCAGCACGTCACGGCTGGAAAACCGCCCCGTCTCGAAGCGTTCGACCAGATCGACCAGCGTGCCCGCCTCCAGCGCCGTCTCCAGTTCGGCCAGCGCGCCCAGCGTCAGCCGCGCGCGCACGGGCTTGCCATCGACCGGAACGCTCACCTCTCCGGCAAAGGGGTTCATGCCAGCGCCGTGAAGATCAGCTCGCCCGCCGAGGCCAGCGCCATCTCGAAGGCCGCCTCGCCGTCATGGCTGCCCGCATATTCGATCGCGGTGATCTGGAACGGCCCCTCGATCACCCCGAAGCCCGGCACGACGACCTGAAACCGCGGGATCTCGCCGTCGAAGAACACCTGCCGCGCCCGCGCATCCGTCGCCGCGTCCCGGAACACACCCGACCCGCTGACCGACGCGCTCTTCACCCCCGCGCCCGCCAGCAATTCGCGCCAGCCGCCCGCGGAATCGAGGCTCGTCACCTCCACCGATTGCGCGTTCAGCGCGATCCGCGTGGCGCGCAGCCCCGCGACCGTCTCGAACTGCCCGTCCCCCGTCAGGTCCATCTTGACCAGCAGGTCCTTCCCGCTTTGCACCGCCATCAGCGCCCTCCATGATTGATTGGGTCAACCGACGCGGGAGTAATTCCACGCCATGCCCGCCAAAATTGTTCGAAAAGTGCAGCTACCAGTCCAGCCGGATGCGAAAGGTCAGATCGATCCGCCGCACGCTCCCCGCCTCCAGCCGCCGCGCGACCGCCCGTAGGAACCGCACCGACACGGCCCGCCCCTGCGACAGGCTCAGGCTCGCGCCGTCCAGCACCTCGCAGACATCCGCACCCAACTCCTTGGCCGACAGGAACCCTGTCGCCTCGGAAATCACGCTCAGCACGATGCGGTGCTCCGCCCCCTGCCCCGACTTGTCCGAGGCATCGCGCACCTCCTCCGGCCCGACCAGCAGATAGGTCTCCGGCACCGGCCCCGAAGGCAGCGCATCGACGATGGCTACCCCCGCCAGCGACGGCGCCGCCGCAAGACGGGCATGGATCGCCGCCTGCAGGACGGCCGCCCCCCGATAGCTCATGCCGCGCCCTCCTCTTCCGCATGGCAGGCCAGATAGAGCCCGCGCTGGTCATGTTCGGCCACGGCAAGGATGCGGAAGACCCGCGCCCCCTCGCGCAGGCGCTGCCCCGCGACGGGCCGCCCCTCCGCCCCGAAGGGGGCCGCGCGCAGGATGATCCGCAACGGCACCCGCGGCTCGCGCCGTTCCAGCGCCGTCACCTCGCGCCCCGCGCCTGCCTCGATCCGGCCCCAGACCGTGCCGAGTGTCTGCCACTGCCGCAAAAAGCCCCCCGCCCCGTCCGGCAGGCGCGTCTCCGCCTCCAGCTGGAAGCGGCGGTTCAGCGACAGCCGCCTCATGCCTGCCCCCCGCCCAGCACGCGCACCGTCCGCCACCGCGCGACCAGCGCCTGCACCATCGCAGGCAGCCCGCCCGTGACATCGCCCCCGTCATGGCGCGTCTCGTAGAACTCCGCCGCCAGAAGCAGCACTGCCTGCGCCAGATCGGGCGGCACCCCGCCCCAGCTCGCCGAGAAGCCCGCATCCAGCACCACCTCGGCCCGTCCGCCCAAGGGCACCGGCGGCAGGGACAGGCCCACAGGCTCCAGACAGGGGCGGTGCGCGTCGCGCCGCAGCCGCCACAGCGCCGCCGGCAGAACCGTCCGCTGCCCCGCCGCATCGACCAGCGCCACCTCGACCACCGTCAGGACCGGCGCGACGGGCAGCGCCTGCGCCCCCGCCCCGCGCCAGCCCGCCAGCTCCCACAGGAAGCGCCGCGCCAGCAGGACCTTGCCGATCCGCCCCTCGATCGCGGCCATCGCCGCGCGCAGGTGGCTTTCCAGCAGCCCGTCCTGCACCCCGTCCTCGGCAAATCCCGTGCCCATCCTCAGATGCGCGCGGAATGCCTCCACCGGCAATGCCGCCAGCGGCACCGCCCCCTGTTCCACCAGCATGACCGCTCTCCCGCCGTTGTCCCGAAAGCCGGCCCCCCGCACGGGGGGGCCAGTCACGCCGTCACGAGGTCGCGATCCGCAAAAGCTTGATCGCGGCAAAGTCGGTGATGTCGCCGCCCACCCGCTTGCTGGCATAGAACAGCACATGGGGCTTGGCGCTGAAGGGGTCGCGCAGGATACGCAGGTCGGGGCGTTCCGCGATGGTGTAGCCCGCACGGAAGTCGCCAAAGGCGATGGCATGCGCCCCTGCCGCGA